ATCGTTGAAATCAACTAAACTATAAGCTTGCTTCTTAGGAACTAGATCAGAACGGTATTCCGTTCTGATCCTCGCAGGCCGGGAAGGCCGAGAACCTTGGGCCGCGCGAAGCGTCGGCCCTCTTAGCGCGCGAAGCGCGCCGGGGGCGAGCGAAGCGAGCCCCCCTAAAAACAAAATAATTTTAAACTATTAAATTATATAAATAAAACTACATCCCCCCTTTCAAAGGGGGGCTTGGGGGGTACTACACAAGTGTATGCTATACACACTACTACACGGAATATGAATTTTTGTTGACAAAAATAAATATATACAGTATCGTTTTGTTAACGTCAACAAAACAATAGGAGGACTAAATGGACGACAACAAAAGAATGATGGGTATATACTCCATCAAGGACATTATCGCACTGGAATACGGCCCGCTATTCCTTGCAAAAAACAGCGGTGTTGCAAAACGGCAATATCTTAACATGATGGCCGAACAGCGAGTAAATCAAATATCAGACTATTGTTTGTATGAGCTCGGCTGGTATGATCCTGAAACCGGTCTAATCATTACACATGCAATACCCGAGGAGGTGGAACTATGAGCCAGCCCTTTCAATCAGTTGGCGCTCTACGTCCCGGGCGATCCGTCTTTAACCTCTCACATGAAAAAAAATTCGACTGCAACATGGGATCTCTCATCCCTGTCATGTTCATGGAAATGGTACCCGGAGACGTATTTGAATTTGGAAATAACGCACTTCTTAGGTTCCAGCCTTTGGTTGCACCAGTGCTGCATGAGATCAACGTATACGCACATTATTACTTCTGCCCTACCCGTGTCCTCTGGCCTACAGTAAAGGCCGGAAATCCACTTGTAATAACGGATGGATGGGAAGGCTTCATTACAGGCGGCCCGACAGGTGCCCTCGCCTTCACCATTCCAACGTGGGACCCTACAACCTATACTAAGGGGTCTCTTTGGGATTATCTCGGCCTCCCCGCCGGCATTAAACCGGACGCGGCTAACTATCCTCATGACTTTGCGCGGCGCATGTATAATATGACATACAATGAATGGTACCGTGACCAAACCCTACAATCAGAAGTTGCACTCACTAACGAAGCAATTTTACAGAGAAATTGGGAAAAAGATTACTTTACGTCCGCTTTACCCTGGCAGCAGCGCGGAACCGCTCCTGCCTTGCCTATAAGCGGTACTACATCAGCCGTTTGGGCTGATACTGTATTCGGTGCGTTTAACCCACTCGCTAATCATGCATGGGGTGGGTCATCAACCGGTGCAGCAGCAGAACCATATATGTTAACCGGCACTGATGCCGATTCATTGGCTGCTGCTAAAGCAATGTTTGCGGCTAATACTGTTGATCTATCTTCAGCCACTACCTTTGATGTCGCTGATCTTCGCCTTGCCTTTCAAATCCAGAAATGGATGGAACGCAACGCCAGGTCAGGAGCACGATACGTTGAATTCTTGACTGCTCACTTCGGTGTATCACCTTCTGACGATCGTATGCAACGACCTGAATATATAGGAGGATCACGTACACCCTGTATAGTATCCGAGGTCCTACAAACATCAGAAACCGATGGCACACCTCAAGGCACTATGGCTGGACACGGTATAGCAGTCTCCGACTCTTACGCTGGTAAATTCCGAGCTCCGGAATTTGGTTATGTAATGTGCATCATGTCAGTCATGCCACGCCCGTCTTATCAGGACGGTATTGACCGTCAGTGGCTCAGACGCACAAAATACGATTTCTATTTCCCTGAATTTGCGAACCTTTCAGAGCAAGCAATCACTAACGCTGAAGTTTGCGTCACTACTGACGCTACACACAACGCCGGTCTCTTCGGATATCAAGGCCGGTATGACGAATTACGATATCAAAAAAATATGGTATGTAACAACATGCGAGACACCCTGGACTATTGGCACCTTGGTCGTCAATTCGACCCGACAACTCCAGGCGTTACCACACCAAGCCTCAACAGCGCCTTTCTAACTTGCGCTGTAGCCGATACAACTCGAATCTTCGCCGTCCCCGCGGAGCCAGGACTACTCATCAACTGGGGTAACAGTATAAAAGCAGTTAGACCGGTACCGGCATCTCCGGAACCAGGTCTCATTGACCATAACTAAGGAGGGGTCAAAATGGATTACCAAAAAAACTACACTGGAAAACGCTATGGCAAGCCGAGCGAACAAAACGGTGCAGAACTCTTCACCGAACAGAGCGGGTATATACCCGCTCAAAAACGTATTGAAAACTTGTTAAATGCTGGTCAACGCCTAAAAGATTTCAGAGATCAACAATTTGACTTTGTTGATGAAAATTCGATTGATGATCAGTTTTTTGATCCTACAAGAACAAAAAACTTCGACCTGGCAGATGCAACACAATTGCAGTATGACTTAACAGGTCGTCAAAAACGTCTTCAGACTGCTCCAGAGCCCCTAGAAGAGGCTAAAAAGCCTCAAACCGACCCTGAACCTGACAAGAGTTAATCTTGTACTGTTTCCCCTCCAAACACCTTTGGAGGGGTTAGGGGTGGTTCGGTCGGGCGTGGGCTTCGTGGCGGGTAGGGTACTCCCGACCTTTAGCCACTAAGGGCACACAGAATTTAGAATAAATTCTGACTGCTATATTCCTCTCTTGTTATGAATATAGCTAAGTGACAGACAGACTATGGTCTGTCAAAACTTAAAAACACTAAAAAGGAGTAAAATATGAGTTGGTGGAATGATTCATCTAGTTGGGCAACAGGACTTGGAGGACTTGCCGGAGCTGGATTATTAGGTACTATATTTTATGGTTCTGGCTATGGAATGGGAGCTGGTGCTCTTGGAGGTTTATATCTTGGTAATAGTTTATGGAATACTTACCAACAATATCAGGAAAATCAATATCAACATGGTTTACAACAGGATATTTTTGCTCGCGAAGACAACGCAATACAACGTCGCGTAGCCGATCTTAAAAAAGCAGGTCTTTCACCTGTTTTAGCGGCGGGCAATGCCGCAAACTCTGGTGGTATAGTATCAACAAAACCTCCTCAATCAGAATTTCCTGACATTATAGCACTTCTTAAAATGAATAATGACTTTGAAACATCACGTTCTCAACGTGAACTTATGGCAGCTCAAAGAATCCAATCTCTAGCTTCTGCAAAAAATAGTCTTACTCAGGCTGGTTATGTATGGCAAAAAACTAGATCAGAGAAAGTTGATGCTGATAATACAGAAGGAACAGGAATGACAGGTGATTCCCTTTTTGGAAAAATATTTCGTGATGCATTTGGCGGTGGCTCAAATATCGCAAAGCAGGTAAAAGAAATTGAGAAAAAAAATAAACCAAAAGTAAAAGTAACACCTAAAAAAGCAAAACACGCTGGTTCTACTCCACCACGTGGATAATAAAAGGAGGTCTTAAATGAGAAGAGGTAAATTTCACAAATCATCAAGAAGGTCGTCAAGACGTAAAGGAACAAGAATAAGTAAATATGGTTCTTCAAGAGGAGGTATCAGATTATGAGAGTCTCTAGAAAGATTTACCGAAATAAAAACGCACATCATCCACGTTATTTAGGTAAAAAGAGACAATCTAAATTCAGAAAATTTAGTTTAAAACGTGGAAAATTAAGGAGATAAAAATGAATGCAATGCACATCGCCTATTCGTATAATGAAAAACCAGACAAGCGCGACTGGTTTATTAGTACCTTGTGGAAAGTGCTTGGCCTGTCGTATATCCAGAAGAAAAGAATGGAGTTTAAGAATGCTTCACGAATTGGAGGAATACAATGATGCCATCTTTGTTACACTTACTTATAGTGACGATCATCTTCCGAATAATTTTTCTTTATCTAAACGCGCATTACAATTATTCTACAAGAGACTTCGTTACTCTATACAACCAAATAATATTCGCTACTTTGCGTGCGGTGAATACGGCCCTAAAACTGGCCGTCCACACTATCATAGTATTATATTTGGTCTCTCTCTTTCTTCAGGAGATAAAAAACATATTATGGATAACTGGCCCTATTGCGATTGGGATAATCCAGTGATTCGAAAAAAAAGTTTCGGCTTAGCCGAACCTGACTCTATTCGATATGTTGCACAATATATCGATAAAAAATTCTCCGGCCCTTTAGCTGATGAGGAATACGCCGGAAAAAATAGAGAACCTGTATTTCGGTTATCTTCACAGGGCATTGGTGCCCGGTATGTAGATCGTAATTGCGAAGATCTACAAAAAAACTTAAGTTTTACAGTACAGGGTGTACAACATCAGGTACCCCGGTATTACTTAAAACGTCTTGGCATGGATAGTAAATCAATTACTACCATAGCCAAACAAAAGGACATAGATGTAGTTGAACACTACACTGGTAAAAAAGCTTCATCGAATGATTTTTACGCACACGGAACAGTCAATGAAATTCTTGAATTTGAAGGACTGGTCACGAAAGCGAAAAAACAGCATGAAGCTAATTTAGTTGCAAAAACTAAACTCTATGATCCTAAACTCTGACCTGCATTGTACTCAATGCTGGTCTGCCTACGGCAATCTTAATTCTTTAAGATGCCTAAACACCTGTCTGGCTTGACAAAAACAAACAGGTGTTATAAACTAAAAAAAAGGAGTAAAAACTATGAAACACGGAGTATATGTAATTTACGATAAAGTGGCTGAGGAATCCGGCCCGATGTTCGAAGCCGTAAATAATGGCGTAGCATTAAGGCAAGCCTGTAACGTTCTTAAGCCGTTGCCTCCCACTCTTATTGATGATTATCAGCTTGTTAAAATTGGTGAATATGACACAAAGGACATGCAAATTTATGTTATGCCACCTGAAATTGTCGACCTTTCTCTTAGCCTGGCACGTGCCAGGGAATATGACGGAATAGAGGTAAAAATCAATGAATAAAACATTTAGTATGACTTCCGGCCTTCGTCCCGGTAGGTCTGTATTTGATCTTTCTTACGAGAAGAAATTCACCTGCGATATGGGACAGCTTATCCCTATTATGTGTGAGGAAGTAGTTCCGGGAGATATATTCACTATTGGTAATCAATCTATAATAAGATTTCAACCTCTTGTAGCTCCAATACTTCATGAAATCAATCAGTATGTGCATTATTTCTTTGTCCCTTATCGTCTTATGTATGAAGATTTTGAAGACTTCATCAGCGGCGGTGTTACTGGAGATCTAACACCAACAATCCCCCGTTGGGCTCCAGATCCGCTCGCTGTTCCCCCAGTTACCATAAATACAGCAATTGGTTCTTTATGGGATTATATGGGATTCCCTACTGGTATTGATCCGGAAGGCGCTTATCCTTTAGACTTTCCCCGAATTGCTTACAATTACGTTTATAACGAATATTACCGGGATGAAACACTTATTACAGAAGTTGATTTAACTAACGAAACAATTCTAAACCGTTGTTGGGAAAAAGATTATTTTACATCTTCTTTACCTTGGCAACAAAGAGGAACAGCTCCTGCTCTTCCAATATCTGGAACTACATCAGCTGAATGGGTTGGCGTTACCGGTGCATCTACTGCTGTAGCCGGATTTTATCTTGATTCTGCTACTTTATCTTCTCTTGTGCCTACTGCAAACCCTGACACAGCCCGTACATTAGCGCTACTTAATAATAATACTGTGGATTTATCCACTGCTTCTACATTTGACATTGCTGACCTTAGACTCGCTTTTCAGATTCAGAAATGGATGGAAAGAAATGCAAGAGCAGGTGCTAGATATGTAGAATTTCTCAAAGCACATTTTGGTGTCTCTCCTCGTGATTCTAGACTTCAACGTCCCGAATATATCGGAGGATCTAAATCTTCTGTTATAATTTCAGAAGTTTTACAAACATCATCTACCGATGTAACCTCTCCTCAGGGCAATTTAGCCGGCCACGGTATATCAGCTTCTTCTAATTTCTGCGGAAAATACAAAGCAGAAGAATACGGCCTCATTATCGGCATCATGTCTGTAATGCCGAGGTCTGCATATCAGCAAGGAATTAATCGCCAATGGCTAAGGAGAACGAAATATGATTTCTACTTCCCTGAATTCGCTAATCTCTCTGAACAGGCTATCGAGAATGCAGAAATTTGTGCAGTTGATGGAGATGCAACACACAATGTTGACTTATTTGGATTCCAGGGAAGATATGACGAAATGCGCACCAAACAGTCTATGGTATGTGGACTTCTTCGCACAACTTATGACTACTGGCACATGGGCAGGGTGTTCGACCCTGCTAACCCACCGGAGCTTAATGACGATTTTGTCATATGCACACCACGTAAGGACATCTTCGCAGTACCCAGTGAGCCGGGACTTATTGTAAGTTTCGGTAATCTTATTAAAGCCATTAGACCTCTTCCGCTTGCTGCAGAACCCGGTCTAATAGATCATAATTAAGGAGTTTCTTATGAAATTTGCTACACAGTACACACCAAACAAAAACATACCGGAAAAAAATTCCGGTAAAAAAATGATCGAAAAAATAGGTTATATTCCGGCACAAAAACGGATAGAGAATTTACTTCTTGCCGGTCAAAGACTTAAGGATTTTAGAGATAGTCAATTCGACTTTCCCGATGAAAAATCTATTGATCATGACTTTTTTGACCCTACTAGGGCAAAAAATTTCGATTTAGCAGATGCTTCACAAATGCAATATGACATTACTGGTCGTCTAAATCGCTCTCAGACTTCTCCAAAAGCTCCAGAAGAGCTTAAAACTGTTTCAACCGATAAAGATGAGGTCAAAACAGAATAACGCGTCTATGACGCTTACAGTAAGCCCCCTGAAAAATGGGGGCTCGCTATATTCCTCTCTTGTTATGAATATAGCTAAGTGACAGACAGACTATGGTCTGTCAAAACTTAAAAACACTAAAAAGGAGGTATTTTATGAGTTGGTGGTCTAAAGGAGGAGGAGCCTGGTTTGGCGGAGGTGC